GAGGCCCTCGGCCTCGGCGGACTTGGCGAGTTCGTCCACCTCGTCGGTGGCGGACACGCGGCGGGTCGGGACGTTGGTGCCCTTGCGCGCCTTGAAGAGTTGCACCTGGAGCTTGCGCACCTCGGGGCTGTCCTCGCGCTCGGCCTTGATGCCCGCCTCGTTCAGGTCGGCGACGCTCGGGCCGATCTCCTGCATCGACTTGCGCATCTCCGCGATGTCGTCGGCGCTCATGTCGCCAGCGGCGATGGCCTTGCGCAGCTCGAAACCGCGCAGGGCGCTCTCGTAGTCCGCGAGGGCCTGGGCGTCGTTCACGTCACCCGTGAAGGTCGGCTTCTGCTCGGCGCTCTCGACGTTCGCGTTCTCCGCGTTCGCCTCGGGCTTGGTGTTGGTGTTCTGGCCCGCCAGGACGCCTTCGACGACGCTCTTGGCGAGTTCCGCCATCTGCGTGCGCTGGGCATCCAGAATGGCCTGGAGTTCTTCTTTGGTCATTTGACTCTCCTGAATGCCACCCATCCGGGCGGCGACTCGTTGTGATGCTGCCACGAGGTCCACTTGTTCGACGGCAGCAGGGCCGAACAGACTTACACCGTCCCAGTCGCCGTCGCGGTATGCCGCGCGGAGTTCCGGGTCGTTGATCTGGATGCGGGCGGCAGCGCCGCCGGTCACGTCTTGGACGTTGCCTTCGTAGTCCTTCCAGTCCGCGAAGCGCGGGTCGCCCGGCTGGATCTCGAAGACCTCGGTGATGGAGACCGCATCGCGCGGCAGCACCTTGCCGTCGTGCTCCAGGTCCATCGCACCACCGTTCGCGATCAGCGAGGACATGATCGAGTCGATCGCCTCGCGGGTGTCGGAGAAGTCGCCGTCCGCATCGGCCAGCCCCTTGGGCCACACCACAGAGAGCAGCTCGCCCTTCTCCACGTCACCCTTGGTGAGGGTCGCGTACTCGGCGGTGCCGTCCGACTTGTAGAGGGTCTGGAGGCCGTTCTTGCCCCGCTTGCAGAGTGCGAGGCGCTTGACCTCGGCGCGCTTGATGCGTCGTGCCATGGTGGATCTCCTAGACGGCGAGCTGGCCGCGCCCCTGAGTGAGGGTCGCAGCCTGCGTCGAGCCGCCGGGGCGGGGGTTGGTGGAAGGTTGGTCGAACAAATCCGAGATTTCACTTGCGGGAGCACCGATCATGTGCTACCGTTGTGTCGTCTGCCAGGATGGCAGGCGTGGCTGCCTATCTGGCAGGTACAAGCACCTTAGCACAGGGAAGGCCCTGTGTCAAGCAGAAATCGCGATTTTCTTCCAGCCGGGATAGTCCTAGCCCCTGACGAGGGGAAAAGGCCACCCGCACCCTGACGAGGGACCACATGACCGACAACTACAAGCCCGCCGAGATGAAGCTGATCTCGCACCGGGCAGACACACCCGACATCCACGGGGACGGCTCGATGCTGTTCACCGTACTCAAGAAGGCGGCCAAGCTCGCCGCCGAGGAGTCCGATCGCGGACAGACGAACGCGGGCGTCGCGGTGGGCAAGAAGACCCACCTCATCGACAAGCTCACGGCGCGCGACCTGCGCGACTTCAACGCCACGCACGCCATCTGCATCGACGCCAAGGTCAGCTCGACCGTGGGGCTCGGGCACCGCGAGCAGGACATCCACGACACGCTCGACCCGCTGACCCGGTTCTCCTGGCAGGACACGCTGGACGCGCTGGCCGAGGACTACTTCGAGACCGGCGAGGCGTTCCTCGAAGTGGTGTGGGACGGCCCCGAGCGCACCGAGGTCACGGGCCTGCACCACGTCGAGTCCGCTCAGATCCACGTCGAGGTCGAGGAGGAGGACGCGGCCAACCTCTACCACTACATCGTCGAGGGCGAGACCGGCGGCGCGGACACGCTCGTCATGGCGAAGTGGGGAGACCTGCAAGACCTCCGCGCCCGCTTCGGGCAGACCGACGAGACCGACGACGAGGACGGCGAGATGGAGGGCATCGACAACACGCCCGCCAACGACGTGCCGCTCATGTCCGACCGCAGCACCGCGAGCGCCCTCGGTGGTAGCATCGCGAACAGCGAGATCATCCACTTCCGCCAGAGCACGAACCGCTCGCGCTTCTACGGCTACCCCGACTACATGAGCGCGGTGCCGTCGATCGAGCTGGTCCAGTGTATGACCCAGCACGAGTTCGACTTCTACTTCAACCGGGGCGTCCCGGAGTTCCTCCTGTTCCTGCTCGGCAAGAACATCGGCGGGTGCTGGGAGAAGATCGACACGATGCTCAAGGCGAACCAGGGCATCGGCAACTCGCACAAGGCGCAGGGCGTCCACATCCCCGGCAACCCCGAGGAGACGACCGTGCAGATCGAGAAGCTCGCGATGGAGGACGCCGGGAACAGCGGCTTCTCCGAGAAGTCCGGCACGCTCGACATGCGGATCGCCACGGCCCACGGCATGCCGCCGCAGCTCGCGAACATCGCGCTGCCCGGCAAGATCGGCGCGGCCAACGAGGGGCCGAACGCGATGCTGACCTTCCAGATGCGGAAGCTCGGTCAGGCGCAGAAGAACTTCTCGCGCGTGCTCTCCTGCACCCTTGGTGACAAGGGGACGAAGTTCGCGCAGCCCGAGGGCGCGGCGAAGTCGCTGTCGAAGGATCTGTGGGTCGCGAAGAACGCGAAGCCCATGGACGACAACGGGGTGCCGCAGTTCATCCAGCCGGGGAACGGGTTCAACACCATCCTCGACGGGATGACGCTGGGCGCGCAGAACACCATGGCGAGCATGGCCGAGCCGATGACCGGCTCGGGCCGCAACCCCGACGACGGCCTGCTCGAAGGCGCGCGGGACCGCAAGCCCGGTGATCCGAGGCAGACCCGGCCCGCTGCCGGTCAGTCCGCCCCGAGGCCCTCTGCACCGCCGAAGCCGTGATCGACTCGAAGCGCGTCATCCGCCGGATCCTCCAAGACCTCGGCGAGCGTGAGCTGCGCGTGGTACGCAAGGCCATCGGGTCTCGCACGCTGCGCGCAGCCATCCGTCTGATCGTCAACGAGTCCGAGGAGCGCGCTGACCTGTTCATCCCGCACTACTGGGCGATCTACTACCACGACGGTCGTGGCTCGGTGTCGCCGGTCAGCGCGCGGAAGCTGGTCTTCTTCGACAACAAGAACGACGACCCGCGCCTCCGTGGTGGCAAGTACCCGGAGCGCGAGTCCCAGGTGAAGCGGCTCACCAAGCGGCAGTACGAGGCCGGTCTGCGCGAGAACCAGAACCGGGCGCGGCTCGGCCTGCGCCCGTTCATGTACGTCGTGGACTCCGTGGGGCCGTCCAGCCCGCGCCCGTTCTTCACCCAGCTCGAACGAGGCGCGGCGGATCGCGCCGAGCCGGTGGTGCGCCGCGTGTTCGAGCGCGAGCTGCTGGACTGGATCGACAGCGACCCGGACACCAAGAGCGAGACGCGGATCGCCGATCTAGGCTTCGGCCTCTGAGCACCCACCCTGCGACGGACACCCGCCGCATCCGCCGCCCGCGAGCTTCTGCTTGTGGGCGACCCACACGCGGAAGTCCTGGATGACCTGAGCCTCGCTCTCGGTCAGCGGCGTGGCGACGCGCACCACACCATCCTCCTCGGTGACGACCCGGACGTACCCGAGACGACGCATCAGAAGTGACCACTTGTGAGCGATCTGGGCTCTAAAGTGTCGGAAATGACTCATTAGTGATCGCCTCCCGGCTTGATGTCCAGGCCCGAGCGCTGCGGCAGCCGCAGCTCGACGTGCCCCTTGAGCGGGTCTCGGACGACGTAGCGCGCTGCGCCCTCCCAGACCCGGCGGCCCATCTCGCGCCCGCTCGGGTGCTCTCGCACCACGAGCACGAGGTCGTTGCCCACCCGCTCCACGAACTGCTGGACCTTCATCAGACCTCCATCATCGCCGCGCGGGCGTCGAGTTCCTCGTCGGTGATCTCCCACATGAACCCACCGAAGTAGGCCATGGTCTCACCGATCTTGACCTGC